ATCCGTTCTTACTGTACTAACTGTTCGTGATGTTAAGTTCCTACCACTCCACCAAGAACTACTTGATGAAGCTGTTGTTCCAGACCATTGAGTTTGCCAAGCATTCCACACTGTTCCTATTGAATCTTTATTAGCTTCATAGAAAGTATCAAAGTTACCCTCTACATTAACAATTAAATCAGGAGCAATCTCTGTTTCAAACCAATCGTCACTTTGTGGGTCAAGAGCAATATGTCCTTCCCAATGAGATAAAAGAACAGGAGTAACTCTTTCAACTCTAGTTGCAAATGGTTGTTCAATAATAGTAACTTCGGTGTAAGGTAAAGTTATAAGATCACCAGTTTTTTGATAACCAAAATTAGCACGTTCTGTATCAGAAGTAGCTTGTTCTATTATGGAAAATGCTTTAGTCTTGGAAGCCGGCCGTAATTCATTATTTTCCATATCAATAGAACACTGATAGTCTTGATGTTTAACATCACCAAGACGATGACCTTGGAAAGCATCAACTACAAATCCAGATTTAAATCTATTCAACCCATTAGCATCAGTAACTTCAAAACTCTCTGCATCACGTTCTAATAAAGATAAGTGTGTATAATATTCTAGATTTCCAATACGATCTTGAAGTTTACCAATATCCTTCATAGTGAAACGTTGATTTTTTTCTCTTCGTATTGAGACATCTCTAGGAGTAAATGTAAATGGTGGAATATATAGTTCTGCCAATTTCATTGTCGAAGCACGGCCCTCTGGAATTTGAGGATTTTCAGAAGAATCGCCTTCAGTTACAGTAATATTACCACCAATATCGATGTCAATTATTGCTCTTTTACCTAAGTAATATTCATAGTCTGCCTGTACCAAAGAACCTGGCTTGAGGAAGTTATTCGCAGAAGCGCCAGTCCCATCATATTGTCGATGGAAGAAGTCAAATGAATATCCAGTTATTGCATCAACAGTTTCAACAACAGATGTTGCACCCGCAGCATCTTCTACACTAGGTCTAAAATCAAAAGTGTTATATAGTTTATAAAATCCAGTGGGAGCAGGAGCATCAGGATCAACTTTTGTAGCACTATATTGTGGAATATCAATATAATCCATTTGATTTGCAACGTCACTATATGAATCAACGGTTAAAACATCACCAGCACTATGTTCAAGATAATCAAATATAATTAATAATCTACCAGTAGGAGCTGGCAAACCGCTTCTTCTCTCAATACGAGAAATATCATAGTAATTATCTCGTTGGCCAGTGTCTAATTGATAGTTGGAAGTTGCAACAGAATCACCCTCAGTAACACTACCAACTGTTGAAGTTGCACCAGAAGATTCAGCAGTAATTATCTCATTTACCGCAAAACTTTTAGATGAACCAGAAGTATATACTAACTGTACTGGAGATGTTGTAGTAATAATTCTTGCTGTGGCATTAGTTGATGCACCAGTAATCTTTTCACCTCTAGTGAAAGTACCTGTTGTTGTACCTAAACTTATTGTTGGTGTAACTGCATCAGTATCAGAAGCTCCAGATTCAAATACTGCCATCAACCTAAACACATCACTACGTCCCAAAGAAATTTGTCTGTCCGTTGGTCTAGTTCCATATGCAGCAGTTGCGCCTGGAACGACCTTAACTTGTTTCATTAGTTTTGTTGTTTTGGTTTTTTGAATAACTGAACTCTTAGAGAGAGTTGTCATAATTTTAAGTTTAGCACCAGTACCAAATACAATAGGGTTAGTAATCGTAAGAGTTCCCGTTCCAGCGCCGGAGAATCCAGTAGAAGCACTAACAACATCTCCAGCTTTAGAAGAACCAGAACCAGCAATTAGAACTGAAATTGTATAGTCAGTTTCACTATGAGAAAGAAATGTTTCATTTGTACCAGCTGAAATTGTTACCGCACCAGAAGAATTTGTGTTCACAATAAACTGTCGGCGAATTGTAAATTGCGTATCACTCTCTCCAGCATTTGTTGCAGTTAATAAAGTCTTTACTGGACGTTTCGCAAGTCTAAAGAGAGAAATATTTTTTTCTGCATCTTCTAACTTGCAAATAAACTTGAGAGAACCAGTACCACCAGCGGCCGCTGTTTGCAACGCAATCGGATCACCTTCCACCTCTGTTAGAATATTATCTCCATTGTTTAATCCAACATCAGTTGTTCCATCTAAGTCTAAAAAGGAAGACGCAGTAGCAACGGCGGTGAGTGCAATATCAGCAGTAAAGTCTTGACCAGCATCAGCGTCATCACAAACAACAGACCGAACTTGGTCAAAAGCTTTTGATTGAAAGGAAACAATAGTTAAATCAGCATTACTAGAATTTTCTACTAAACCACCCGCTTCAGCAGAGTCAGATGAAATAATTTTTTCACCAACTTGGAAAATTCCATTTACGTTTGTGAGAACAAGTGCAGCACCTGTAGTTTCTTCACCAAATATAAAACCAGTTGCACCACTAGTACTTCCTGTAACAAGTTGACCGCCATTTGCAGCAACAGATACTAATGTTGGACTTGGTGTTCCAGATAAAGTTATTCTAACAAATGGTCTAACATCAAAAACAAAGAGTCTGTAAATAGCATCGGGTTGGCCGGGCGTACCAGAATGATGTTGGTAAGTCCGAACCCTTGCAACACCAATTTTTGTTCCAGTGGCAGTGCCAGGGGCTGAGGTTGCAGTGTCATATAAAGATAACTGTTTAAATGGAGTTGACTCACCAGAAATAAATGATACATCTGGAGTTCCAAATAAATTATTTACTGTTACATAGTTACCAACATCAAAAGCTGTATTACTGGAATTAACAGTATTAAATTCTCTAGACTTCTTTAAATCAATTACAGTAGGTGCAATTTTTTCAATCTCAAAACCCTTAACATATGCCTTACCAGAAGAAATTTGTAATGCAAGAAGTGATTCAGAAGCAATACCATTACTATCTGTTATTGCGCCAGGTTTATATACACCCTTATAATCTACGGGCCCGACACTAGCATCAACAGATTCTTTAATTTGAAATGTAAATGGCCTTACAGTATAGTTACCAGATTCATCAAATGTTCTACGAGCAAGTGTCTCTTCAAGGATAGAATACTCTGTATTCCTTGCATGTCTTATTATAGAACCATCTTTAATCCTCAACAGTTCAATAAAATTTTTATCGTCTGTTGAATCTGTTGCAATAGATATAAGAGTTAGGGTAAACTTTAGTCGGTGTGCGCCTTTAGCTGCAAAGTTAGATGATCCAGTTGCATTATCTAATAGAGATGTATCTAGTTCTGGTGTTATAATTGACTCATCAACCCTCAGTCCAATTTTTACATTCAGGCCTGTCCCTTCTCTATATTTGTCGAGAATAATTTTTTGGTCATCAACATTAACAAAATGACCTCTAACGAAATATATACCAGCCGAAATTGAAGCCATACATGCTCTTCCAGCAACAGCTCCAGTACTTCCGTCTACAACATTTACTGTTGCATCGGTTTCTGTAATCACAGTTGTTATAGAAGCTGCGTCTGCAGCAAACGTTGTTGAACCATGAGTTATTGGAACGTTTGCACTAATATTTTCATTAATAACAAACTTTTCATATCCATCAGCGTCTAGAGGGCCTTGTGGTTCTAGACTATCAAGAGCTTCAAACGTATTCTCTACGGTTTTTGTTCCAGCAAGATTGGATGAAATGTAACTACCAAAAAGTGTCACAGGATCAGTTGTTGTAGCAGCAGTCGAAGCAGTAACCATAAATTTAACGCCACTGGTTGCCCCTGTAATAATAACAGGATTTTCAACATCAACATATTGAGTATGGTCAACCGCTTCACCACCAAAAGAACTTTGGAGTCTAACGTATCTCGCAGCTTTGTTGTTACCTTGATAACTTGATGCGCCAGGAATAACCACTGTTCCATCTTTGAACATGTGACTAAAACCCTGTTCAATTTGATTCTGAAGGGTTGATTGGAGTTGTGTTAATTCTCTTGCCTGGATAGCAAATCCAGGCCGAAATAACGTCCTAACAAAATTATCATCTTTGTCGAAATCATCATAATATGGCGCAACGTTAAGGTCTGTATTTTGAGGCATTTATTAAAACTCCACGATTACTTTAATATCTTCTATTTGATCTGAAGACCTACTAATTGGTTTTCTATTTTCTATGTATATAATATCACCACTATCTGCCGCCATTTCGGGGTTTGCATAACCATCTGAGAAAGTTAGCGTATTACCACCAGCAAGAGTTACAGCGGTGTCTGCTGCTGCATCTGGTGTTCCAGTTGCACCAGTTGTAGCACCTGTGATTACGTTAGCACCACTAAAGGCAACTTTTCCACCAGTTGTTGAACTTGTTCCATAATTACCAAATCTCTCTTGTGTGTAATAAATAATTGAATTACTACTATCCCACTCAACAACCTTACCAACTGCGCCTGTGGTAGCCTGAGTAATTGTCTCATCTCCATCAAACGTACCAGACTGTGATGTAGTTTTTATTGCATAAGTGAGTCTTGCAGTCGAAATTGTTGCAACTGAAGTTGTGCCGAATGTATTAGGGTCAACAATAATTCCTAACTTACGGAAATCGTTTTCTGTACTAACATCATCACCTTCTGCAGCGGTTAATGTTGTTGCCAACATTACATAATGACCACCAAGTTCTGATGGTGCATTAAAACCATGTCCACCCTTTGGACTAGATACAATATTAACAGAACCACCAGAACCACCAATATTAGAAGCTGTAGATAATGCCACATCAGAGAAAGTGTATCCAGCTGCAAGATTTACTGTTCCAAATGTGTAACCAGCACCGGCTGAATAAATTGTTGTATCTGTTCCGGCGGTGAGTCCAAAGTCTTGAATTACACCACTCGCAACCACAATACTGACAATTCCGCCTGAAGAAGTCCCTTGACTTGTCCCGTCACCATATACTGCTGCATAGTAAGTTCCGTTTGTGTATCCCGAACCAGCAGTAATAATCAAAGAGTCGATAGAACCATCTATTGCAGCTGCACTAACTACTGTATCTGTTGCAACTGGCATGAAGTCGGATGTTAGAAAGTTATTAATCTGCCCTGCTGTTAAAGTATACATATACTGTAAAACATATCCACCAGAAGCGAAAGGAGAGGTTGTGGTACTTGTTGGTTCTGTTCCACTAAATGCTGCTCCACTATTGTTAGATAGAACTTTATATATACGAAAAGCTGAAGTTATAAAATAAAATGTAGAATCGTATAAGTTTGAAGAGCCAGAGGTTGCAGTTACACTTGAACTATAGTCTGGACGATACATATCGTATACCGTACCATTAGCCCAATTTCTTCTGGGGAGAACTCTCTGAATTGAAGCAGCACCGATATTCTTGGCAGCAATCATATCGTCCCATGCATAAAATTCATCAGCTGGGCCATCTGCTGGAGTGGGAGGCGAAGCATCAGACCCACCACTCGTTCCAGCTGTGAATGGAGTACTCTTACCTATAAAAAGGTAATATACATTATTAGAAGATTCACTAAAAGACTCTTCAAACTGAGTAGCGTTATGAAGTCTAAATTTTTCTGTGATAATAGCTGCCATTTGTTTTTCCTATTTTATCTATTTATGACGCAACGCCTGAACCAATAATTGTTTTTAATGTTGTACCACCAGAATTTACAATTAAAAGTGTTGATGCTGATTTTAACATAGCACCTGATACAATATTTGTAGTACCAGTAGTTAAAACTGTTCCTGATTCATTTGCAAATGTAATCGTCCTATCTGCTGTAGGGTCTGTTACCGTAAGGGTTGTTTCATGAGCATCAGGTGTTGCACCTTCAAATACAATAGATGCCCCTGATGATACTATATTTCCAACCGATATATTACCAGATGAAAATGTTCCTGTCGTTGTAAGGTTTTCGTTACCAAATGAAATTGCTCCAGAACTGTCCGTAAGTGACCCAGCGGCCAATATTGCAGTACCAAAATTTCCTGTTGTACCATTTACCGTAGTTGTCGCAAGAGTTGTG